AATGGTTTAATGCTTCTGTTAGTGATGCTGATATTATGATACATGATGGTACAACCTGGAAAGGTTACCAAGGTATTACTGATGCTAGAGGTTATGATTTATCAAACTGTTCACCAAATGGTCCGATGGTTTCGGCTACTGAGCCAACATTACAATCAGATGGTACAGCACTTGTACATGGTGATTTGTGGATTGATAGTTCAGACCCAGATGTTTTTACAATATCTAGATGGCAAAGTGTATCAGGCACAGATAAATGGGTTGCTATTGATACAGCAGACCAAACTACAGAAGATGGTATTTTGTTTGGTGACTTTAGATTCCACGATAGTGCTACTGATGATGTAACAACAGATACAATGACAACTGTTAAAACTTTGTTAACAAGTGACTATATGGATATAGACGCTCCAAAGGCAACTTTATATCCAAGAGGTATGTTAGGATTTAACTTAAGACGTAGTTCTAACAACGTTAAAGAGTATAAGAAAAATTATTTTAATGCTACTGATTATCCTGATGATACATTACCTACAGAAACAAATGCTTGGGTAACTGTTTCAGGAACAAAAACTGATGGTTCGGCGTGTGTAGGTAGATTCGCTCAGCGTAATACTATTGTATCAGCAATGAAATCAGCAGTTACAGGATCTGATGAGATTCGTGAAGAACAACGTAACTTTAACATATTAGTTGCTCCTGGGTATTCAGAACTTATGGCTAACCTAGTATCACTTAATAATGAAAGACGTAACACAGGATTTATTCTTGGAGATGCTCCGTTTAGATTGGCACCGAATAGTACAGATGTACAAAATTGGGCTAAGAATACTAAACTAGCAATTGATAATAATGATAATGGTTTGGTTACAGCAGATACTTATTTAGGTGTATTTTACCCATCGGGTAGAACTACAGATTTAGATGGAAATAGTATTGTTGTTCCTCCAACACATATGGCATTGAGAACGATATTACGTTCAGATGACACTAGTTATCCTTGGTTTGCTCCAGCAGGAACAAGACGAGGTGGTGTAGATAATGCTACAGCATTAGGACATATTGATAGCGAAGGTGAATTTAAAACAGTTGGTATTAAAGAGTCTTTAAGAGATACGTTATATGAAAATGCGATTAATCCTATATCGTTCTTCCCAGGTGTTGGTATACTTAACTTTGGTAATAAAACAAGACACGCGACGTCTAGTGCTTTAGATAGAATTAACGTAGCAAGACTTGTAGCATACATTAGAGAAAGATTAGGTGAAGTTACAAAACCATTTGTATTTGAACCAAATGACAAATTAACTAGAGATGAAATTAAAGGTGTTGTTGATTCAATAATGAACGATTTAGTTTCAAAACGTGGTTTGTATGATTACTTGGTAGTATGTGATGAAACTAATAACACATCGGCTAGAATAGACAGAAATGAATTATATTTAGACGTTGCTGTTGAACCTGTTAAATCAGTTGAGTTTATTTACATTCCAGTTAGGATACAGAACACAGGATCTATTGCTTAATCATTAAAATAGGGCGATTAAACCGCCCTATTTTTTCGGTCAGTTAATAAGATAAATAATTATATTAATAAGGATATTAAAATTAAAGGAGATATAAGATATGCCACATTCGTCATTAAATAAATTTACAGTACCTTTGAGAGGCAATCAAACGGCTTCGAATCAAGGTCTGTTAATGCCGAAACTTAAATATCGCTTTAGAGTGGCATTTGAGAACTTCGGAATAGAAAAGGCAACAGCAGAACTTACAAAGCAGGTTATGGACATAACCCGTCCAAGTGTTAATTTTGAAGCAATTCCAGTAGATGTTTACAACTCAAAAGTTCATATTATTGGTAAGCATACTTGGGATCCGGTATCAGTTAACATTAGAGATGATGTATCAAGTAATGTTTCAAAATTAGTCGGCCAGCAAGTTCAAAGGCAATTTGACTTTATGGAACAAGCATCAGCGTCCGCTGGTATGGACTATAAGTTTGTAACACGTTTTGAATTATTAGACGGCGGCAACGGTGCTAATCCTCCAATTACATTGGAAGAGTGGACACTATGGGGTTGCTACATTGAGAACGTTAACTATAACGATTTAAACTATGCTTCATCTGAACCAGCAAACATCACAATGTCAATTAGATTTGATAATGCGGTACAATTACCAGTTGGTGCAGGAGTTGGAGCGCCAGTTCCTAGAACTTCAAGTCAAAATATTACCGGCTCTGGTATTTAAGGAGAGGCAAAATGGCAGAAGGTAACTTCTGGGATCCTCCGAAATTAAGTCTGAAAGACTGGAGCAGTAAGAAACTCTTACGAGATTATCAACACGCATCTAGACTTATCACAGATGGCAATTTCCGATTAGCACCAAAACAGAAATTCTTATTTTTTGTTGTGTTTAATTTTTCAGACACAGCCGCAAAATTAGTTCACCAAGACATTAAAGATCATGCTAGTATGTTAGTTAAATCAACTGACTTACCATCGTTTACTTTTGATACACAATTGATGAATCAGTATAATCGTTGGAGATCGATCCAAACTAAATTAAATTATGAACCCATTCAGATACGAATACATGATGATATGTCAGATGTTTCAAAACGTTTGTGGTATTCTTATTTAGATTATTATTATGAAGATCAGAAAAACGGAGAGTTGGAAAGGTATACTGCCGCCCCTGATACATATACAGGACTGAGAGAATTAGATTGGGGAATGACTCGCCCAAGGGCACAACCATTTTTTAAAAGTATTCAGTTGTACAGTATATATGGAGCAAAAAAGTTCTCAGAATATACTTTAGTTAATCCGATGATTACTAATTTTAATCATGATAATCATGATCATAGTGCGAGTGATATATTAGAAAATACATTCCAGGTTCAGTATGAAACTGTAAAATATGCTAGTGGATGGATGGATGGCGGACAACCTGGTGAGTTAATAAACGGCCCTAGAGGTTTTGGTGACTTACATTATGATAAAGAATTCTCACCAAACGATCCTCTTAATAATAAAAAATGGGAAGATATGGTTGATAACTATGTAGACTCTTATAAACAAGATCTATCTGATAAGAGGATGAATCGAGTAATTGAGGCTAAAAATCTTACACCTAAAAAATCACATATAGAAGGTTGGAAAGAAGATGTAGTTGTGATAAAAGCCTCAGATATAGCAAAAGCAAAAAACAGAACTAATGCTTGGTCATTTCCGTTACCTGGTAATGTACGTGACGCTTATTATACCGGGAAAAAAGATTTTAATAGTGTGATGGAAGATCAAGGAAAAATAATTGACGGCAAACGAACAGTAATTTTAGAAGATGGAACTAAAATAACAGAAGTAGGTGAAATCACACAAAGTATGAAAAAAGTAAATGGAACGTGGGTATAGTGCTATGTCAAATAATTTATATGCTTCAACTAACGTAGGCCAAACAGTAGACAAAAAGTTAGGAACTAGAAAGTTCTTTAATGGTCATTATGTTCAAAGTATTAATATTGATCCAAGCGAGCACCAAGCAGTAAAAAGTTTCTTCTTAACAAAAACAAATAATGACGAGGAAACAGCAAATACTCTAACAGACAGTTTATTTGAAATAGGAGTCATACAAGAAATTAATGTTATGGAACTTATTGATCGTTTACAAACAGAAACAATAGACGATATTCAAATAACATTAATAGCAATGATTAATAATGTAAGAAAGAAGACTAGTGTGTTAGGTTTTTCTACCAACAGAACACCAAATCCAGTAGTATTAAGGAATATTGTCGAATGATAGGCAAGGGAATTGCCCGCGGTCGATATACACTTAAAAATCCAGACAAATACGCCGGCACAAAAACACCAATTTATAGATCCAGTTGGGAACACGCCTTTATGGCTTTCTGTGATAACAGTCATGGAGTTATAGGTTGGGCCAGCGAAGCAGTAAGAATTCCTTATAAAAATCCGTTAACCGGAAAGCGAAGTACATACGTTCCAGATTTCTTTGTTCAATATCAAGATGCTAAAGGCAAGAAGCGTTCAGAAGTAATTGAAATTAAGCCAAGCAATCAATCTACAATGGAAGCCGCCGGTAAAAGTAAACCTAGACAAATGGCCGTAGTACAAAATATGGCTAAATGGGAAGCCGCAACAGCCTGGTGTAAGCAAAAACGTATACGTTTCAGAGTAGTAACAGAAAACGATTTGTTTCACCAAGGAAAACGCCGCGGCTAAATACCTTATACACTAAGGTAAATCTAAAATGACAAAAAAATTAGAAGAATTACTTAATATTGCTCCTAATGACGATAGTACAGAAGTACTTCCTGAAGAAATTGAGCCAGCAAAATCATTAGAAGTAGTTGATAAAGTAGAAAAAGAATTAAAAGCAGTTGATACTATTGAATCCGCTTTAGCAGGTGTTGAAAATTTAACAGCAAATGATAAAGAAATGGATACTATTGCTACTAAGGCCGAAGAAACATTTGATAACTTAATGGATTTGGGTATGAACGTAGAAGCAAGGTTTAGTGGACAAATATTTGATACAGCAAGTAAAATGCTAACTATCACACTTAATGCCAAACAGGCAAAAATAGATAAAAAACTAAAAATGGTTGAATTACAACTACGAAAAAAGGCTCTTGATGCTCGAATTGATAGAGATATGGGCAAGTTTGATGGCACATATCCCGAAGATGGCGAAGCAACAGTACTGAGTCGCAACGAATTGCTTGACAGAATTCTTAAAAAAGATAATAAATAGTTATAATACAATGGGAGATTAAAATGAAATTATTTAATGAATACTTGGTAGAGGCAGAGTCAGTAAAAGAATATAAATTCAAGGTTAAATTGGCCATGAAAGCCGAGCCAGAATTAATGGATCTTATTGAAAGAGTGCTAGGCAAGTATGATGTTAAGGATATTACATCTCCTAAACAAACACCAATTCAAGAACATCCAATGGACTTTCAAAATCTTCGTAATAGCGAAGTAACAATTTTTGAAGTTACATTAACATATCCAAGCACACCACAAATTGTACACGCTGATTTAGTAAATTTAGCAGGTATTCCTGGTAATCACGTAGTTGTTATTAACAGCGATCATCCAGAAGAAGTTGCTAGAGAAGAATCAGTAAAAGCACAAGGTGAGGATTATGTAGCAAATCTTGGATCAGAATATGCTTCGGGTGAAGCACCAGCAGAATCTAAATTAG